CTGGCATTTGCTCTATCCATTTCTCTAGTGGTTGTATCACCCAGGATTGTTCTATTGAGGCATTACGCCTCTTGACTATCACAAAGGCCGGAGGTGCAACCACTTGCCCTCTAGCCTTTGCGTAGTTGTGCGCTTCCTTCAGTGCTTCGCTCCAGAAGGTAGGCAGATCTAGTTTCTTACGGTTCTTACATTCCAAAATATAGGTCTGACCTGCGATTATGGTTACGATGTCACCCTCATCAGAGGCGCCAGCCTTGGCTAACCGCTCTGCAAAGTGACCAAGTGAGCGAATGTATTTCATTACATCCACTTCAAACTTAGAACCCTTAACCTTGTTGTACGTACCCATAGTTGTATGTATTCACCTGTGCATTCGATCGTAGGTATGCCCTGCCTTGTGCGTCATCATCTCCAACTTGGCAGGCACTAAAATTTGTGAAGAGAGTGGCGTGTCGTGAAGCATCAGCGTAGTGAGGACCAAACCGATTCTTTACTGGCGCCACTCTCAACAACCCTTGGGACGGATCGTATCCAAGGGTCAGTATGACAGCAGGTAATTGACTTACCTTGCCGTGAATTGCACGTCGAGGGGGCGGCATCGAGGGGGAGCCGTACTCACTGGCTTCAGAGACGTGATGGAGGACAAGGACGCACGCCTCCGTTTTTCTAGCCATATCGTGCAAGTTCATCATAATCTCTCTTAGCCCAGCCCACTCGTTATCGTGTTCTGCTGCTACGTTCATTAGATTATCAATGATAATTAGTTCAGGTGCAACGCCATACAGTTCTATGTACGCCTTTATCTCCATCTCAATGTCATCTAGCGATGGACTAGAGTCAAAGACCCAAGAGATGTGGCGCATCTGATCCAAGTATTCTTTATAGAAACCAGGATATTTATTTAGATTAGTCTCCACAGTTGCCTGTGTATGACCTGATGTATGTGCTGCTGCTCGAATGATAGCCGTTGTTGTATCGGTATCAGCCGAGAAAAATAGCGTTGGGACTTGTGCTTTGATTGCATATACCAGGGCGAACATTGACTTACCTGCATTGGGTGCTGCTGCAACCATACAGACCTGACCTCTACGGAACTTTATAGATTCCCTAGTCAGTGACTTCCACACTTCAGGCAATGGAGTTGCTTTTGTTTGCACTCCTTGCCAAGCGCGATCAATCTTAAGCACTTCTCTCCCTCGGTAGAATTATGTTTCGCTTACGACGAATAACCTCTCTCTGAGTTGGCGTAAGTCCACCCCAGATACCGTGTCGTTCGTGGTTAATGCCCCATTCGGCGCATTCAAATCGATGGTTACATTGGTTACAGATACTTTTCGCTCGGAGACTGTTAGTTTGATCTCCGCCCTGTTCGGGAAACCAGATGTCTCCACCGACTTGAGCACATAGCGGAGCCTCGTAGTCACGTGGCTCTCGCATCGCACTACCTTAGAAAGATTGGTTTGCACTGGTCAGGTGTACCTTTTGGAGCAGGACACATATATCCCTTCCAAGCCTTACCTTGTGCATTAACTCCACTTCTAAATGTCATCGGTCCGTGTTTACATTCGTTTGCACCTTCCGCTTGCGCTGGCGCTGAGGCTTGCGCTGGTGCGGTTGGGGCGGATGTACGAGGCTGAAAGGCGCGAGCCGGTCCAGCGCTGCCCAAAGATTGACTCACACTATGGATTAGAGTTGCTAGATCCTGTGTGGTTGCTAACTGTTGCTCAAAGTCTTGAGCGCTGTCAGCGTAGATGTTGATGAGTGTTCCGTCTGCCAACTTGAAGTTCGCTTGGAACTTAGTTGCGTCAGCCATTCTGTCCTCCTATATGTTTAATACTCAAACGAGTAGTCTCTTTTCCTTCTTTACCTGGCAGTTCACCAAGTAATTCTTTTACTTTGTCTTTGTCTATCTGGAAGGCACCCTTCACAGTAGACCATTGCACTTGGATGCCAGACTTAGTGACACCCGCCAAGCCTTCAAGACTCGCACGTAGAGATTCTTTCTTCTCGGTGAGTTCCTTGATCCTGGCATCCAGTTGCAGATATTCCAATGCGTTCTTATCCGCATCAGGATCTTCTATAACTAGGTATTCAGTTTTTGTACTGTCTTTTTTTAGACCAACGCATCCCATCTCGCCTGTTGCGTCATAGTACTTGCAATAGAACTTGCAGTAACTTTCATCGCGTTCAGGTTCAGGAGCGACGTTAGTCTCTTTGATTGCTGCTAACCAAGAGAGGGCTTCTAAAGCGATAGAAGAATCGTACTTCTCTGAGTGGACCTTTATATCTCTCTCATCGCCATCTCTTGGTATTGCAACTAAGTGAACATTATGGACCTTCCCCAATCCACTCTGTTCGATAAGATAGCCGTAGGTTTGAACCTGCCAGCGTTGTTGAAGAGAAGGAAAATAGTTAAGGTTCTTAGCCTTTACTGTTTTCCAATCGACCACATCTCCAGTGTCTGGAAAGTAGCAGTCGACGTGTGCCTTCATACCGTTGTGTTCCACTTCGGCTTCTAGCACAACACCAGGTGTTTTATCTAGCGCCTTTTCTATGGCGCTGTGTATCGCAGTACCCATAATCGCTGCGAGTTTTAATTCATTATCGTTCGTCTCAGGTTGATCATTGAGACGATACCAAACTTTACGACGGCATCCGCCTAACTCTGATGGTCCTATCTGAACCTGAGTAGATCTAGGCCGTGAGTTCTCTTTCTCGTGAAGAGCCTTAACTAATAATTCTTTTATATCCACTTTGTCCACCTCGTTAATGTGATATTAAAGAATAGCAGATTGATCTGACAAACTTTAGCAACTACCACATAAGTTGGAGATGTCCCATCCCACTCTTGATAGCAGTCAATACCAAATGACCAGTTCTGTAGGTTATGTCTATTGATATAGATAGACAAGTTACCGAAATCTTTCCTCATTAAAACTCCCGTCCTTGTACAACTAATTGTACCGGCGGGTGAGTATTGACATCAAGCACCGAAGCAATCTCTACGGCACGTTGGGCGTGTCGCTCAGGCTGTCTGCTAAGAGTAGAATGAGACAAACCGCTGAGATACCCAAGACCGAAAGCACCACCCGACCCCAGACCGTAGAGTCCCAAGTCTGATTGGATGAACGAGAGGTCTGTCGCAATGTGGAAGACATTGCCATTAAACGAAACAATGTAGTCGAACCCTGAATCTTTTTCTTTTGTCGCTTCATAAGGATCATATCCGTTTTCTCTAAACGCCGTGAGTACGGATGGGAGAACTTTCTTTCCCATCCACTGAATAGCATCAGCGCCCTTGTAATTAGGTGGGCGCCAGTTGTATGTGAGTATGTCACCTGGTCTTGAATCGCCCGTGATTCCTAATAGGTAGTTGCCAACGGCAATAATCTTGGGCGTAGCAGTGGAGATAGTTCGCAGATTATCTTCAGTAATCTGGCTGTCGGCTGCAATGACAGCCCTGTCTTTTAGTTGGATCGCTACTAATGTGGTCACAGTTGGGAAATCATACATCGTATCGGCGTGTCGGGTTGTAGAGACACGCAGGGTTTTCTACAATACGAGCGTCAGCGAGTTAATAAAGGGCGCCTGCTAGCAGGACGGCGCCCTCTCTACAGTGCGAGGCGCTGGGGCGCCAGCCGAAGCACTGAGTGCGTTTCCGTCTACCAAGGCTGCGAAAATATAGCCTACCACCGATCAAGGCTTCCGACCTGCGCTCTGTCGGTCCAACCCACCAATGCGTCTGCGGTTGTACTGTCTTCTCCACCTATGTCCAGTTCGATGACTACGAGATCTGCTGGTATGCGCTAGATGTCCAGTGTGCTAACTGTGGGAATCTACTGAAGGCACCCTGCCCTATAGATAAGCCTGACCAAATTTAGCATCAAATTTAGAGACAAAAAAAGAACCCCACCGTTTCCGGTGGGGTCTTATTGCCTCGCGCTATTGAACTACTTCTTTCTGCCGAACTCCTTGGCAGATGGGTCTAGCCACTTAAGAACTGGACCGAGGAATCCAGCAAGTGCTGCTGTTCCAAGGACTTTCAGATCAGTTTCTCCTGCTAGATAGAGTGCGAT